CCAGTCGCCCTCCGACAACTCCAACCGGAGCGACTCCGGCTGCACAAATCGACAGCGTCCCATGTGCTACGTCCTTTCGCACGGGCCCACCATGACCATCATGGTTTCGCCGTGATCGGCCATCCCTCGCACCGGCCATTTCACCTGTGCGGTCCCGGTGACTGTCCGTGTCGCGGGGTCGACCGAATCGAGCGTCAGGACGAGCGTCAACGGCGCCTGACTGAGCCGGAACACATCGCGAGAGACGACGGCCGCGGACACTTGCCCGCCCTCCACGCCGGACCCCGCGAAGGTCCACGCGCCCAACTGTGCGGCGACGTGGTACCCCCACTTGATCGAGGCGCGAGCCCCGCGAATCCCGAACGTATTCCGACTCAGTTCCATGCATCGTCCTAACTAATCAGGGCCAGTTACGACCCCAGCTGCCGTTAGCCGCAAACGTCCCGTTCATGGTCACGGCGCCAGACACCGGCACTTCCATCGAGGCGTCGACCCACGCCGGCCCGTAGAAGTAAATCGCCAGCGCATCGGTGGAGAAGTACAGATAGAGCTTGGCCCCATCGGCGGATTCCGACGCGTCGAACAGCCGATCGTCGGCGTGATCGACGAAGCCGGTGATCGTGCCCTGGAGATCCGGCAACCCCTGCACGTAGGTTTTGTTGGCGTCCCCGAACGAGGTCGTTTCTGCGCGGTCGGTCGCCCGATTGAGCGTCCAGCCGCTCATCGTGGTCGTGACCGCCGCAGCGGTGCCGGTGGTGCTCAGCATCACGCGGCCACTCTTGCCGTGATAGCGCGACATACGGTTACCCTCCGACTGCTACGGCCGCGGGCGCGATGTCCCACTGCAGCAGCGTTTCAATGTCCCCGATCACCGTCTGCGCCCTATGCGCCCACGATGCCTCGGCTACACAAGCCGGAAGGGCCTCCGCGATCTGCGCCCGGCCGGCATCGTTCGCCAGCCATAGTCGAATCAGCGCCGCGGCCTCGGTCGGACTCCGGAAGGTCGGCACGAGGTCGCCGAACACTTCAGGGACTTCCGCCCGGAAATCGCTCAGAGAAAAGGCCCCACACGCGGCGAGTTCATACGCGCGGGGGTTTAAGGATTCAGCGTGCGTAATGGAGGGCGCTCGGCGGCCCCATCCGATGGAGGTCCGATAGAGGTTGAGCCCAATCTTAGCGCGCCGGTACAACGCCGCCGCCATACGGTTGTCGACCTGGCCGCCTCGCACGTACTGGCGTAACTTACTCCGCGAGCCAAGCGCATCCCACGTGCCGTACAGGGCGAGAGAGATGCCGGTCCAATCAATGGATTCGAACCACGTGATGCGCTCATGAAACGCCGAGCCGACGAAGACGACGTCGTACGCGGGGACCTCTTCATCGCCAGGCTGCAGGCCGGGTCGATGCCGGTCGGGATGCCACGCGTGCGGCACATAGCCGCTACAGGGGTTCACGGCCCGAAACGTCTTGACCGACGAGCGTTCGTTCGTCCAGCACCCATCAACAATCTGCGCCCGGGCCAGTTCCTTCTCAATGTCGTACGGCGACTCGGTAAAGAGAATGAACACCTTCAACCCGGCGCGCTTCATCAGATGGATCACGTTCGGGTGAAAGAACATCGCCGACACGATGAGCACGGCGTCGACCTGATGCCGGAGCGCCGCATCGAGCGCATAGATGGAAGCGTTGTATTGCACTTCCGCGTGCGTCGGTTTCGGCGGCACCTCGCTGCCCGCGCGCTTCGCGAGCTTCGCGAGTCGGCGCCACGCGTGATTGAGATACGCCGCCGCGTTATCAATGCGCGCCGCCAGCGAGTAGGGAATCACTTCGACCCCGTGCTGCAGCAGGCCATGGCACAGGCCCGCCCACACATCCGCGGTCGACCACGAGGCCCCCGGATCGACGCACAGGAACCGAGGCCGCCTCGTACTCATCGAAGCGCCCGACTGAGATAGCCCCATGCCCCCGCGTATGATTCAAGCAACTGCGTGGTGCTCATCCACGGGGTGTACGGCAGAATCACCAGCTGAATCCGGCGTTCCTCGAGCCACGCGCGCGTGAGGCCCATTTGCTGCAGCAACGAGTCGCCCTGCCAGTCAGAGCCGTGCACGACACAATCCGCCCCGCTGTGTAGAATCGCCACGCGGCTGTTCTCGTCGCCGCTGTTCACGATGGCGCGGTCCACGAGTCGGCACGATTCGAGCACCGCCATCCGGTCGGCCAGGGGCATCAACGGCCGGCGCTTGTAACGGGCCGCAAAATCATCGGTGTTCAGGGACACGACGAGTTCCCGCGCAATGAGCCGCGCCGCCGCAAAGAGCGCGAGATGACCGCGGTGCAAGCAATCGAACGTCCCCCCGAGATACGCCCGTTCGAAGGGCTCTTCGCGCCCAAGCGCCCGCAAGCGGTCCTGAATCGTCATAGATGCGAACACCGGTAGTACCGATGAGTGACGCCATCGAGCGACACGCGTTCCGCCACAGCATCAACCCGCCACCCCGTGACCATGAGGTCGTGATCGAAGTCCTCGACCGTCGCGGTCCAGAGCGCAATCTGTCCGGACCCGTCACCCGGAATGATGTCGACGAGCAACCGCTCCCCGACGCGTCGGAAGGCTTCGAGGTAGTCGTGTCGCTGTTCGAAGGGGATGTGTGTGAAGACTGAAAAGCAGCAGATCCACTCACAGCCGCCGAGCCAACCGTCGAGCGCCGAAGGCCCGTAGCCCTTGATGTGGTACGCCGTCAGTCCGCGCCGGTGGGCGTACGCGACCGCGGACGGACTGATATCCAAGCCGATGTACGCCGCACAGAACCGTTGCCACCGCCCAGTCCCACAGCCAATGTCCAGCACGCGCCCCATGAGCGGGAGCGCGACACCGAGCCGCTGACAGGCATCAATCAGATCGCGGCAGTCCATGACCGGCGCCGCGCCCGTGATGATGGGCACCATCTCGACGCCGCGCGACCAGTACCGCACGTCGTCGTCATCGCGCCCCGCCGCGTTCGGTGCCGGCAAGATGGAGAGTTCCGGCGGCGCCAGATGCGGCCACTCCTCCCGCGGGGGCCCGTTGACGATGTGCAGCTGGTCTCTAACAGCGGACATACAAGACTCCCGGGCACCCGACGACCCGCGCACCACTGCGCGCAGCGCCTTCGATAAACTTGCCGTCCGCCGTCTGGCTACTATCGGGCCAGCCCGTCGCGAGAAACGTCTCCCGGCGCACGAGGAACCCGCCGACATCCACATGCCCCACCCGCGGATTCGGCGGCATCGGCGCGAACCCGAGCAGGTCATACAACCAGCCACAGAGCGCCAGATCCCCGCCGCTGTCCCGCTCGAGCGCGGCCACCATTTCCGCCAGCGCGGTCGGCACGTAATAGGCGTCATCCTGGGGAAAGATGAACGCGTCCCCGGTCGCCCACCGACGCGCCGCCTCTTGCTTCACCGAGTAGCCCCAATCGCCGACCCGCGGCACTTGACGCACGTGCAGGCGCGGGTCCGATTTCAGATCGCGGACATGCCAGGCCACACACCCGTTCACACTCTGATCAAGAATCCAGAGCTCCCAATCCCGATGCGTTTGAGCGATGAGCGACCAAACGAGAATCGGCAATCGCTGCGGACGATCCGAGACGCAGATGACACTCACCTTCATTCGGCGTCCCCGATCGCAAAGCCGTGTCGGCGGAGCAGTTCCACCAACCGCCGCCGCATCCGTGCCCGTCGCTTGCGGGCAATCGGGATGATCACCGGCGGGTCCGCGGCCGGCATCCGGCCACGATTCGCCCCCTTCGCCGTTTGGCGATTCCCGGTCCCGAATTCGTAGAGATGGGCATGCGGGGCCGCGCTGACCACCGCGCCGACCAGCAATTTCGAATTCGGAAATTCCACCCGGACGCGCCGCGCCATCGTGCCGGTTTTCCGGCCGTAGCGTTGCGTGATCTCCACGGCCGCGCCGGTCGTTTCTTCCTGCACGATCGCCAGGCCTTCCGTACGCAAGGCCTCGGGGAGCGCCTGAAACTCCCGCAGGAAGCTATCGAACCCGTCCCAACGGATGTGGGCGCTCATGCCGCCACCGTCCGGTCAATCAGCGCCCGCAACCCGACCAGCATCTGCCCTGCGCGATCGACCCACGACGCCCGTTCTACGCAACTCGGCAACGCGGCCGCGAGGAGTAAGCGCCCCTCATCCTCAGCGAGCCAGCGACGTATCAGGGCTTCGGCTTCGTGGGGCGTGCGGAACGTCGGCACGAAGCGCCCGAACACGTCCTCGACTTCCGACCGGTATTCGCTGATGGTGAAGGTGCCGCAGGCCGCGAGTTCGTACGCGCGCGGGTTCAAGGATTCTGCCGAGACCGCGACACGGTCCCACGTGCGCGCCCGGTACAGGTTCAGGCCGATCTTGGCGCGACGATAGAGCGCCGCCGCATAGGCGTTCTCAATCTCGCCCTCGTGACACCGTGCCTCTAAGGCCGGCGAGAGCCCGAACCCCTGCCAGATGCCATACAGCCCCAGGTTGATGCCGCTCCAATCGATCGCATTGAAGAAGGCGCACCGTTCGGGGAAGCCCGCCCCGACAAAGACCACGTCATGCGCGGGCGCGTCCTCGTCATCGCCGAGCGGCGTCGTGTGATGACGCAATGGATGCCAGCCGTGCGGGAGGTAACTCGTGCGCGGAAACGACGCGGCCGCCGAGCGTTCATTCGTCCAACTCAGATCGCACAGCATCGCGACTTGCAGTTCGCGGTCGTGCTCATACGGCGTCTCAGTCAGGAGCGCCGCCAGCGGACGGCCCACCCCTTTCAACTTCCCGACGAGCGATACACTGCGCGCGGAGACGACCACGATCACATCCACCGGATGGGTGGCCGCCGTGTCGAGCGCCATCTCGGGTCGACAACGCACCACGTCCACACCGTTCGCCTGGAGCCCTGCCGCAACGCCCGCATAGACGTCCTGTTGCCCTGGCCCATCGCCGGGGTGCACGAGGAGCACTCTCATTGCGGCGTCACCACTTCCTCACAAAGCAAGCGGAGATACCGACTCTCGTGATCGATGTTCTGGATGCCCTTCACGTAGTACCGATGGGTGACGTTGTGCCGATCGACAAACGTCAGCCGCGTGTTGAACGAAATCTGCGGGTGATACCGCGTCTCAACGATGGCCGAGATGCGATGCTCGTCGATGACCGTGGGCGCGTCGGGCCGAATCGCGACCCGAATCCGCGACGGGGTGTAGACGAGCGGCGGCGCGTCGCCTTCGCCCTGGTCGAGATCAACCCACACCATAACTGCACTCCGGGTGAATCCAGCGCACGCGCCCGACGAGCGACCAGCAGGCCTCAGCCGCTTTCTGCGCTGAGGTCGGGTCGCCTCGCTGCCCCTCGAGGCCCGTCAAAAACACCTTCAGCCCCGCC